TCGCATTTAAAGTTTCCATACGAGTCGAATTTATGTATAAATCCACTCGAGGCCATGAGGCAATATAATTTTGCAAATGTTCGCCTTGAAGGGTTTTTTAATTCTTGGTTGAGATCTCTTCTTATCCTATAGTATTTTGCTTTACCCCACTTTCCCTTAAATTGATTTTTAAATTCTTCTTTGATCAAAGACTCGGCATAAGGCATTCTCATAAGGTCATGTAGCCCTATTATATGCTTTTCTGTTGATAAGCCCATTCCTCCCTTACATTCATATAACACCTCGCCTGTAGACAGCCCAAGATCATAGATATAGCGATCTTTAATGCCTGGTTTTAGGCCAAAAAAATGCTCCCTTGATCCAGGAAGCAATTGTTTACCAGGATACGGTATTATAGGGCTATTTAAGCTTTCTCCAATATCTTCCATTAAAGAAACAATACAAATTTTGACTAAATATTCTTATTGTGCCAGGAGGTATCTTTTTATAAGATTCTTTATCTCCAAAGGTATCTAAAAGAAGATATTCTGTATATTCTTCTGTGTTTTCGACAATAGAAATGGATTTCTCTAATAGCCTTTTTATTACTACTAGAGGAACTTTTGTATTTTTCTCAAAGTGAAACCTACCAGCTTTTTCTATTCGTTGCTTTATAAACGAAAGATGATGAGGCCTAAACTCTAAGTATTTATCCGATCTAATTCCGTAAGGCGAAGGCAACAAAGACTCTCCTTTCATTAGATTGTATTATATCAGGTTGTTTTACATTTTGTACGTATCTTCAGCTTTATCTACCTTTAGAGTTACTGGAGCTTGCTCAATACGAAGAGTTTGATGAGGAGCTGTTTGAGATGCTTTCTGTATAAGCTCTTCCATCTGTTCTTTAGTAATACCTCCGGCGGCAGCGCCGGCACTTGCTTTTTTACCAGCCTGAACTCCAAATGTTGCTAAAACTCCGGTGAAGACCGAGGCGATGAAAGTCGGGTCGAGCTTTTGCTCTGGGATTCCAAGCGCAGGTGGTAGTTTAATGTACGCCAACGTAAGGATTCCACCAGACCAAACAAGAATACCAAGACGGACAAAGGTAGATAAAACTGCCAGTTGTTCTTCTTTATCATCGGTAGCCTCTTTGATCTTACCTATGATCCCCTTCTTCTTGGGTTTTTCTTCTGTGGGTTTATTATCCATAGCCTATAAAACGAGAAGACTCAAAATAGTCTTAAACGAGAGGCTTTTTAGGATGTTTTAATATTAGTATGTTTCTCTTTCTTTTGGAGAATCTAAATAGTTTTCTGTATACGCAAAAGGATGAAGTGCATTCAATATCTCATCATATTCTCTATACCATTTACTATCGACGACTTGTAATTGTTGTTGTTTACGAACTGCATTAAAAATTAGCTTCCACTGATGATGATCGAATTCTAGTTCCATAAAAAAAAAGGACCCCGTTAAGGATCCTTAATCTGTTTCATTCTTCGTTGTATAAATCTTCTAAAGATTTTTTTGTATCCTCAAATTGCTTTGAGTTCATTTTAGAGACATCTACATACATAACTTCAGTGCCAGGTTCAGGCGCTTCAGGATGACTAGGTTTGGGTTTGGGTTTGTCCATTTCTTTATTTATAGATTGAATGTTACTCCACATCATAGCAAATGCACCACCTGCGATAATAGCAAAGCAAACAAAGTAAAAGAATACTTCAAATCCGTTCATCTCCATGTCCTCTTATTGAAGTCAATGCTGTACTCCACTCTCTTTTGACACTCTGGAGTGCCATCATGATATGGAACAACTCCTAACTGCCATGCTACTTTATCACTAGCACCAAGACGTTGTAACTGTGCATAGTCCCAGGCAGCAGTTGCTGGATGGCAAGTAGGATATGCTGGAAATCCAACAACAGCAGCCATAAGACTAAGGAATATCACAGTGCATTACCTCTAGGAAGAACTTCTTCTGGGAAAACAAAGCTTTCGTGTGGTTGATCAACTGGTGCCATCCATGCACGAAGACCTTCGTTCAGAAGGATATTCTTCGTATAGAACGTCTCAAATTCAGGATCTTCTGACGCCCTGATTTCTTGAGATACAAAATCGTAAGCACGAAGATTGAGAGCAAGACCAATGATTCCAATAGAAGAGGTCCAAAGACCCATAACAGGTACAAACAGCATAAAGAAATGAAGCCAGCGTTTATTGCTAAAAGCAATTCCAAATATCTGGGACCAGAAACGGTTAGCAGTAACCATCGAATAGGTTTCTTCTTCTTGAGTGCTATCAAAAGCTTTGAAAGTGTTTGCTTGTTCGCCATCTTGATAAAGTGTGTTTTCTACAGTGACTCCGTGGATTGCTGATAGGAGCGCCCCTCCCAGTATACCAGCAACTCCCATCATATGGAAGGGATTGAGCGTCCAATTATGAAAGCCCTGGAGGAAGAGAAGGAAGCGGAAAATCGCCGCGACACCGAAACTCGGCGCAAAGAACCAACTAGACTGTCCGAGTGGATAGATGAGGAAAACACTGACAAAAACAGCAATAGGCCCAGAAAACGCGATAGCATTGTAAGGTCGGATTCCAATTAATCTCGCCAGCTCAAACTGACGTAACATAAAGCCGATTAAAGCGAAGGCTCCGTGGAGCGCCACAAAAGCCCAGAGTCCCCCAAGCTGGATCCAGCGGACGAAATCTCCCTGAGACTCAGGACCCCAAAGTAGAAGAAGAGAATGACCCATAGCATCAGCAGGCGTTGAGACAGCCGCTGTAAGGAAATTAGCACCCTCAAGGTAACTACTTGCAAGTCCGTGAGTGTACCAACTCGTGACAAACGTAGTGCCAGTAAGCCAGCCACCAATTGCAAGATAAGCAGTGGGAAAAAGAAGTAGTCCAGACCAACCCACAAAAACAAAGCGATCTCGTTTAAGCCAGTCATCAAGGATGTCAAACCATTCCCTCCGTTGTGATTGTTGTGTTAATGTTGAAGCAACCATTTTTATTTACTGTAAGTATCGTAGTTAAGTTTGTCGTCTCGTTTTTTAAGTTCTGCGTTAATC